AAACACTTGCACTATAATAATATATGAAACTTCCCGATGCGTTGATTTCACCAACTCCCACTGTACTACTGGTAAAACTCGAAGATAAATAAGAACCGGATGCTATAAAACTGGACGAATCATAAACATGGTCATCATATGCAATCTCTAATGTTGGCACATATACTGTATGCGTGTCTAATGAATAGAATGATAATGAACCATATTTTACTTTATCTTGCTCTTGTCCAGCAGTTCTCTTTATTAAAAATCCTTCGTTTGGATATGTTCCTGCAACCCACTCATTAAATATATCAGTTACGTCAATCCTAATATCGGTTGGTTGAAAATTATATGTTTGTGTTTGTAATGTTCCTATCCAATCACCGCCGTTGGTTATCCAACTTTCGGTCGAACTTTTCCTTCTCCATGTTGCTCCGCCTGTTGTCAATTTATCTGTAAAGTTTCCTACTCCCATCTCCCAACTTCCACTTATTGCACGAGCTTCTAATGTATATTCAGTTGGAACCTTTCTTGCAATAGATGTAAATAAATTTAGATATACAACAGATGCTGATTGGTATGCTGTTGAATCAAATGATGCCGTATCAAATTTTATTAATATTCTCGAATTTTCATTTGATTCGGTCGGAGAAAATGATTGCCAATATGCACTTGCTGAAGGATTTTCATTTATATTTTCGGCAACGGCAAAATAATTGCCCGACCCAGATATATCAACATAATCATATCTTTTATAATAACTGGATGAAATCCATGTTCCCTTGAAGAAATAATTGGACGATGATACTTCTTTTGTTATTTCAAGTATTTCATCTAAACCAGTATTTATTTCTGGGAATTTAGAATAAATTGTACAATCTTTCAAAGGAAAAATAATGTTATGCATATAAGTTCTCCCATGATTTCAATCTGATGAATCCACATTTTAAAAATTCTTTTATTTCTTTTTGTCTTCTAATATCTTTCTTTTTTAAATTTCCATTTATATCAAAATGCTGTTTCTCGTCAATTTCAATCACTATATTTTTATTTTCATCATAACCATCTACCCAATATCCCAAATCTGAAATGTGATGTTCTCCGCCATTCATTGCGTGTTGAAAAGTATATCCATATTTTTTGCCATATTCATCTATAATTTTACATGCAGTTGGATTGAAATTGGGGTATAATTGGTGTCCATTTAGCTTATTTTTTTCAATATTTTTAATTGTTGTTAACCTAATTTTCTTTATAACTTCCTGTGGTCTGGGACCTCTTTTTTTACCTATTTGCGATTCTCTTATTTTTTTTATAGTTTCTTCGGATTGCTTTCTTCCTTTTTGAGATAAACTCATCTTTAATCTGGTTTCATCAGTAGTTATTCTCAATCTCCTTTTTATACTCAATTTTCCTTTATGTTCTTCAGTAAATTTTTTGCCATACATAGGACTCTTTTCTCCTTTATATCCTCTTTCAATTCTTGTTTTAGATATGTTCTTTCGTGTTTCCATATCTCTCTTTTTACCTATTTTACTTTTTCTTATTTTTTCTTTATATTCCTCTGTGTTCATATAGCATTTCTTGCATTTACTATTTTTATCAATAGATTTTTTTAAATTATATTTTGATGCAAAATATATTTTTTCCTTACATTTTGGACATAATTTTTTATATTTTTTTATCATTTTGCGATTCCTTCAATATCAACATTAGGAAATCGGAGTTCAAAGCAACTCGGGTCTGAACTCGTATAAATTATTCCATCAACAGTAGCCGCAGGAATATGAAAATAGTTATTAGAATACCCATCATTAGGATTATATTTATTATATATTTGAATATCAGACACCGTTCTAACTCCTTCCACAGAATCTAATTTTTCATACAAATCTCTTAATATTATAGGAGTTCCAATTTGCCAGTTATCTATATTAAAAAAATTTTTTACTACTTGAACGCATCGTAGTAACACTTCATTTTTGTTATATTTGGATATAGCTATAACAGTAAATTTTAATCCAATGTTAATAATGAATGCATCTTTTATATTTATTCCAGTAGTCAAATCTCTGTAATTAGATAGGAATGATACGAGATTTTGTTTTATTGCAGTATTTAATGTTACAAGTTTATTTTGTGCATTATATCCTAATGTATAAATGTTTATCGCAAAATTATCAGAATCTTTTTCAACATATGCTTTACAGATATTTCCGTATTTTGCTGGCATCGTCAATGTTCTTGATAAATAATCTTTGTCTGTTATTGTTCTATCTTGTGCTGAAAAATATGACATTGCATTCTGTCGTATTTCTTCTATAGTTTCTGCACCACGACCACCAGTTGCCGGTTCTGGGTTTGTTACTGCCAATGAACGCTGAATTGTGATAAATATATTTTTATCTCTTTGCGTTGCGTAATCATCAGTTGAATTTTTATATGTTGCATTTCTTATATTTACCAAATCGCTTTGTGGAACATTCGATTCAATTCCCCCGCCTCTTGTGTATCTAACAGTTAAAATTGTTCCTGCCAATGGAACTATACCATAAGTTCGTGTATTTAAATAATTGTTAGCCAAATCTGTAAAATTAGAAAAATTATTATTATACTTTAACGTATCTGGGCCCGGAACTAAAATCTGGTCTGGATATGCTGATGTTCCTGCTCCAAATTGTAATTCAATAAGACCATCTTTATTTCTTCTCGTTATATATCTTTTGGCAACTCTTTTCATTTTCAAAATTCTTTGTGGTGCCAATGAACCCGTTCCTGTGTAAAGTTCTGTATTATATCTGTCACTGTTTTCTTCATCAAATAAAACGGTGTCTTGTGCTAAATAATCAACTTCATACCATTTATTTCCATTATCATCATACATGTCCAAAACTTCGATAATATCATCATATGGTAAAGTTAATTTTAAAAATTGTTCTGTTTTTGATATTGTGAATAATGTGGTAGTTATTGTTCCTGCTACTGCCGGTACAGTCTTTTTTATAAGATACATTATAGGGGCATTATTAGAATCAACTTCATATACAGTTGCTAAAAAATCTCCACTATCATATACAGTAAAATCAACCGGCTCGATTGTTCTAAACTGAACACTTGGAAAATTCTGTGATTGTACTGACATTCCTTCGTCAATTTTTAATGCATATGCAAAATCAATATTAGACCCGCCTGTGCCTATTGATGGCATCAATTGATAAACATCCAAAGTAGTTGTTGCTGGCACAGTTGTTTTATATTTATATCCAAACGATTGTGCTAAATAAATTATATTATTATTTTCTTCTGCGTAATTTAAAAACGATTCTTTAAGATTTGAATCAATATAGTAAGATAAAACATCACCAACATAAGATGACATCTCCATAAACATCATTCCCAAAGAAGACTCGTTGAAATCGTTATAGCTGTTTGGGAAATAAACCTTTGCAAAATTTATTAAAGCGTTTCTTAATGCAACGAAGTCTTTATTCAAATACCTAATTTCCTTGCTTACATCTTTAACTGGCATTATTTATTCTCCTTAAATTTTAAACGAATAAACTTACATTTAAGAAATTCTTCAATTTCTTTCTGTCTATTTATATCTTTTTTATGTAAATTTCCTTTTATATCAAAATGCCGAGGTTCATCAATTTCTATAATTATATTTTTATTTTTATCATACCCATCAACAAAATATCCTAATTCCTTAATATAAAATTCTCCTCCATTCATTGCATGTTGGAAATTATATCCATTTTTCTTTCCATATTGGTCTATTATTTTGCAGGCATTTGGATTAAATGCTGGAATCAATTGATTTCCATTACATCTTTCTCTCTCTATTCTCTTTATTGCACTCTTTCTCATTTTAAGAATGGATTTGGAATAATCTCTATTTAAATTTAATTTAGATATTAATTCAGACCTACATTTTGGACACCCATGATTTTGATAATGGTTGGAAGGAGTTTGTAAAAATTCTCCATGTTTCTTACATATAATTTTTACCTTAGTACATGCATTTATATATACTGCATCAGAATAATTATATTTATTTCCATGCACTTTCTTAGATTTTATAATAAATTCCTTTTTGGTCTTTTTTTGTTTATCATGCTGATTTTCTATGGAACATTTTAAACATATGGAACCATTTAAATGATTATTTGGTATTTGTAAAAATTCTCCATGTTTCTTACATATAATTTTAATTTTTATATGAGAATTAATATAATCTGCCTTAGAATAATCATATTTATTTCCATGTATATTAAGCGATTTATCAATAAATTCTTTTGTATTTAATTTTCTACCCATCATTATTATTTATTTATCTCCATTATTAAGTTGATTGATTAACCTCAAATGTCATCGTCACCACATCGTAGTCGGTAGGATTGTTCTTTAAACTAAAATCTACTTCTACACCAACTCTATTTCTATCGACATCAGTAGATATATCAACATATAAATTATTTATTAATAAATTGGGTAACCAAAATTGAACCTTTTTTCTTATATCACTCTCTATTTTCTTTTGAAGGTCTGGAGTGATTTGTTGGAACAAATATTTATATATCGCCAATCCAAAACTTGGTTGCATATATCTTTCTCCTTCAATTGTTCTCATTAAATTTTTAAGTTTAACTTTTTCATTTTGAAGTGATGTAAATGTTTGTTCGAAATATCCTTGCTGGCCCTTTTCAACAGGATAATTCATCCCTAATGGTTTCATATATTTACCTTTCCTTTACTCCACCGCAATTTAACAGCATCAGATATTTTTTTCTTTTTTCTAAATCTTCATATGCTTTTTTATTCGCATTGATTGTTTTTTCTATTTTCCTTATTTTTCCAATATTTTATTTGTGAAATTGATTTATTCTTTTTACTACTCTCTGAATCTTTTAATCGGACACCTGTTTCTTTTGTTAATCCTTTATTCCATGGTGATTTTGCCCTCAATTTTCCAAAATGTTTTTCATTCCAATTATCATCTTCATCTATTATTTTTTCATTGTGTTTGATAGTTTTTTTTCATTTTTTTGGCATTTTCTTCACCATATATTTCTTCCCATTTTTTCCTTTTCTATACGCCGAACCATTTCTGGTTATTCTATTTTTCATAATTTTTTCATACATACCCGGATTATTTTTTGTTCTATTTTTATATATTTCATTTTTTTAGGATTATGGCTCATTGTATCTCCATATTTTCCTCCAGAACTTATATTATATCCTATTGGATATCGACTATTTAATTTTTTAATCCAATGTTTTTCTCTTTCGCATAATTCTTCCTTTGTTTTACATTCTTCTATAATTTCTTTTATAAAATTTTCCATTTTATGTTTTTTATAGCTCGTTTAATAAGTTTGCCAGACCCAAAATAATCATTTCTATTTTTAGTATCCAACCAATATAAATTTTGTTATTTATTAAATTTGTTATTTTATAAATTTGCATATCAATCTATATTTCCTAACTTTTTAATTTTTCCCTAATTATTAATAAATGCTTCATTGCCATTTTTCTCCAACACCAGGCATAACTGTTGTTCTATGACCGTCTCGTTTTAATTTAGAAGTTTTATCAATTTTCTTTAATAATTTGCTATAATCTTTTACCATTGCATTTACAATTTCTGGTGCTGCGCCTGGTTCTTGTGCCAATTCATTCTTTAATTTATTTATTGCTGGTTTTCCAGGAGCTACTGGAGTTCTATTTACAATATCAGACATATTTTTTGTATTAAACGTAAATTCATCTCCGAAATTTTCATATTCTTCCGACAACATTTGTTGGTAATTTCCACCTGCCAATGTATCGGTGGGGTCTTTTGGAAGTGGTTTGAATGATTCTGCAGTTTCATTCAAAATTTTATTTATTGCCGAATTTTTACTCCAATTTTTACCTTCAGTTTGTGTACCTTTTTTTGTGGAACCGTCTCTAAGTATAGAATCCCTATAATCAAAATTAGGTATCAAACTTTTTAAATCATCATCATTTGCAAAATCATCTTCGTCTGGCTGTATGCCACTCTCCATGTGCTTCTTAACTTCATCTTCAATCATTTGTGGAAGAAGTTCTTTCATCTTCTTTTCAACAATTATATTCACCAGTTTAATAAAATCATTCTTATTCATTTTTTAACTCCTTTTGTTTCAAACTAAAATAACATTTTTATACATATAAATAGTATAAAATCGAAAAAATCATAGAATTCCGACCCACGGAATCACAATTTGCGTTCCAGCAGGCATTATTCCGCTATAAAGTCCTTGAATTGTTCCTGCATGAGACTTTAATACTCGTACTAATTCTTTTGCAAGCAAATCTTGTGTTTGCGATGTCGTTATTAAATTCATTGGAAATACACTTCCCGGCATATTCACTGTATTATTCACGCCATATGCCATACCTGGCGCTGGTATTAGAAATGCCAATTGTGCTCCAGTCCAATGGTCAATTGCACCTTTCATACCGGTCTGATTTAATACGGTATTCTGATTCGTATTAAAACTACTATTAAATCCATTTTCTAAACTAACATGTAACCCACTACCTTCATTTATTGTTAATGACAATACTGGATTCTGAAAAACATCTGTTGCTCCTGCTTGGACTTCCTGTAAATAAAATGTCTCAATTGTTTTTGCAACTATTTTTCTCGTTCTTGATTCTTCATTCTTTCCAGCTTCAAGATAATTTTTAATGTTTAATTCTAATGTCTGCCAGTTTATTGCCATTTATTTATTCTTCTTTGTGGTAAAATTATCATCACTCAATTGTTCATTATTAATTACAGAATTTTTCACATTAGTCGTATCATTCATTTCTTTTCCAAATATAGGTCCAGTTGGTCCTGTGCCAGATGGATGAATATGAGTTAAAACTACATCAATCAATGTTAGCATCATAGTTTTCCATTCATTTCCTAAAACCAAAGGTTCATCTGCTTCCCAATTTCCCAACATTATTTTTAATGCTTCTATTTTTGCTTCCTGTGAGGCTCGTATCATCACCTGTTTATCTGTATCAACACTGAAATTATCATTTGATGCAAATGAAATAGACCTATTGCTAAACATTAATACCTCATTTAATTTTGCATTAAATATTAATCTATCACTCGTTATCATTATCTGCTTTCCATTATATTCAAATGGTGGGCTATTTGCTTCTGAAATAGGAATTCCAACTGGATTAAATGTTAGTATTTCATCCGTTGTTATGAATATACAAGAATCTTCATTTAAATTTTCGGAATCCATTGAGAAATCTTCTAATAAATCTCTAACAGATATTTTTATATTCGGCAAATTTGATTCCGGATTATTGCCCAATCTAATTGAATTGGCAAATCTTCCTTCAAAAATAACATCTCCTTCTTTTGGAGATAATATTCCTATTTTTAATCTTTGATTCTTAAATGTTTCTCCCGGTGAAGTATCATTGTCATCAGAACTTTTTGGTATACCATATGATTGACTCTCTTTATATTTATTAACATTTCCTGGCCCACTATCTTCAACACTTGCGTCTGTTAAATTTACCTGTATATTATTATTTAACAAATTTAAAGTGTTTAATGGACTAAGCCAATAATATATGCCATTAAATTCTGTTACTGCCACAATTTCATGTAAAACTGGATATGCTCTGAGATATGGAATTAATGGGAATGCCCAAGATAAAGTCTCCGAATCTTTTCCACTATCGTTGAAAGTTCTAAATTTAAGTTTTCCAACATTTTCTGGTCTATCAGGATTTAACTGAATTTCTATTACTTCGGCATGTTGCCACTGATAAAACTCTATACCACCTAACGCCTTTGTAAGATATAATGAACCTGCGCCAGTTGTAAGATTGTTAAGTGGTCCGCCAAGTCCTAATCCAGATTGTTTTTTATTATACGGCATTTTTTTCTCCAGAACCAGATGCAGAACTTTTTATTTCAT